GTTCCCCCTCTTTATTGGAAGTTTATGCTGTTTCTACCACTTGAACGGTTCAAAAAAGAAGTCAAAGAAAATGTCTGGAAAGAATCCAAAAGGAAGATCTAATGCCAACTTTTATGGAAAATGCATTGTCCGTTGCCCCGAGTTTCAAATCATTTCTATTTCCACCAAATGAAGGAAAAACCGAGTTCAACCCAAAAACTCTCGTTGGAGATTTTCTGTCATCTGCATCATTGTATGGATTGGGACAATCGCAACGATTTATTCTGTTTATTGAGAGTCCGTGGTTAGATGAAAACTTTGATTTTAGAGGATCCGAATTTGACAAGAGATTGATGATGCGTGCTTTTAGCGTAAATGTTCCTAGCAAGTATATGTCTACTTTGGATCGGGATATTGGTGGACCCAAGCGTAAAGTGCCATACACCACTACATTTGATGATGATTTGACTATTCAGTTCTATAACTCTCCTTTTGCTAGAGAGTATATGTTCATGCAAAAATGGATGGATGGCATCATTGATCCTGTTACAAGATATGTTTCGTTTTATGATGATTATGCAAAACATACCAAGATTACCTTAATCTTTGTTCCAAATCACATAAAGAAGATGAGTAAACTTATATCGTTGTATGAAGATAATGCATTAAATGGTATTCGCTTTACGGAAGTTTATCCAAGGTCAATCAATGTAAATGGTGGAACTCTAGAATGGGGATCAAACGGAAAACCATCCTTTACCAATGTGTCGTTTGCATTCAGAGAAGCGGTCGATATATCCACATATGACGATAGACTTTTGAAGGCATTGTATGAATTGCGTGTTATTGATGCTGATATTCAACAACAAGTAGAATTCGATCAATGGGCAGCCACCCATCCCGAAGAAGTAATGATTATGAATGAACTCACAGTAAACCTAAAAAATAATAAAATATCCCAACTTGGAGGGGCAGAGAATTTCGGTATCGATAATCAACCCGCTAATGGTGCGCCTATTGCAGACCAAGGTCGGGTTATCAATTATCAGGATGCGGGATTACCCCCTCAAAACAACATTGCTTAATTTGACATAAATATTACGATCCAAGGAGATTACTATGGCTATACCTATTGTTGCTACCCCAACCTATGAGTTGAAACTCCCCTCTTCGGGCAAGAAGATCAAATATCGTCCATTCTTGGTTAAAGAGGAGAAGGTTCTCCTATTGGCTATGGAGACCAAGGATCCAACACAGATTCAAAGCACTACAAAGACCGTCATCTCCGATTGCACTTTCGGAGCCGTTGATGTGGAAACCTGCCCTCCTTTTGACTTGGAATATATTGTTCTTCAACTACGCATCAAGTCTGTAGGCGAGAAGATCTCTCCAAACTTCAAATGCTCCGAATGTCAAACTCAAAATTCCGTTGATATTGATCTCACCAAGGTTGGAGTTGTGCATACTCCAGATCACAGCAACACAATTAAGTTGACTGATCAGTTGGGTGTAATCATGCGTTATCCCACAATTGAAGATACGGTCGGCATGGAGGGCATGGACGAAAATGACACAGGGAAAAATACCGAGCGTTCGATGAACCTAATCGCTTCGTGCATTGAAGTAATTTTTGATAAAGATAAGACCTACAAGACAAAGGACTTCTCACGAGAAGAGGTTATTGATTTTATTGAGAATTTGTCACAAGGTATGTTTCAGAAGATCGCAAAGTTTTTTCAAGACATTCCTGCCATTAAGCAAGAAGTCACCTTTACTTGCTCAAAGTGCAACCATGAAAATCATTACACTCTGCGAGGAATGCAAGATTTTTTTACCTCATAATGCTGCATGAGTCGCTTGCGAACTTGTTGCAATGCCATTTCGTAATGATGAAAGACCATAACTTCAGCCTCACGGAAATCGAGAACATGATTCCGTGGGAAAGGCAGATTTATATGGGTCTATTGATTAACTATGTGAAAGAGCAGAAGGAGAGAATGGATCAAGAACAGGCTTCCATGCGAAGCGGAATGTAAGGAGCCATAAGTGGCAGACAACACCGGAGATCAATTCGAAAATAATTTGAGTAAGTTGACTGAACAAGTCAACAAACTTGCAACTGCTTTGGGTTCTGTAACCAAGGACAGTACAGATGCCCTTACTCAAATGAAGAAGCAGATTCAATTCTGCACCGATGAACTCAAAAACATGGAGAAGGCTACTGGTGGGAATAACAATTCCCTGGACGGACTTCGCACTCAGATCACTCAGGTGACACAGAAGTTCAATGAGATAATGGATAGCGAAAGCGATAACGGAAAGACGCTAGGAAAACTTGCAGCCGAGGCGAACGATACGGGCGAAAAGATTGGAAATCTTCTCAAGACCGATAAGACGATGTTGAGTTATACTCAAAACATTGATAAGAATATGGGCGAAAATAACAACCTAGCGAAAAAGCAATTACAAGCCAATGCAGAAGCCGCAAGAGAAAAGAAAGCGGGTGGAAAGAGCGGAGCAGAAAATCTTAATATTCAAAAAGAAGACGATGGGGGAAACGAAAAAGAACGCCGCGAAAAGGAAGAAGGAGGCATAGGAAAGTTTCTTTTAGGTCTTCCTACAATGCTTGTTGCAATTGCTGGATTTTTGTTTGCATTCGTTAAAGGTGCAGCACAATCGTATATAAACTTTTTCAAGCAAATGTTCCAAGGGATTAAATCTGGCGCACAATTGTTCATAGATGGACTTGCTTATGTTGGCAAATCAATTACGAATTTTGCACAGAAATTTGTCAGCGGAATATTCACTAGCGAAGGCGCACTCTTTAGACCACTATTGAATACTCTAAAGGCAGGAATGAAGAGTATTGATAATTTTATGGGGTTTACCGACTTCTATAATATTGTGATCAAAACCCTGTCTTCAAAAATTGTCAACTTTGCAAAGGAAACAGTAGACCTTTTTAGTTTCATTGGAAAGAGTGTAGCCAAGCCTTTTGTTAGTTTTGGAAAAGATATTGGTCAAATGGGGACATTCGTATTTACAAAAATGCGAAACTTTTTCATGGAGGTTGATAGTTTTGTGCAATTCGTATCTAAACCTTTGGCAGGACTTGGAACCAAATTTACAGGTTTCTTTAAAGGTATAACCACATATATCGGAGGCATATTCACAAAAGTAGAAGGAGCATTCTCTTTCTTCCCGAAAATGGGTTCTATATTTGGCAAAGTATCTGGTCTTTTTGGAGGTGCGGGAGAGGGAATAACCAGTTTTGCTAAAGTTTTTGCAACTGCTGGAAAGATGGGCGCAAAACTTGTTAGTTTTCTTCCCTTTATTTCGGCTATTCCTACAATCATAGAAACCATAGTTTCTGCATTTGGCAAGTTTAATACAGAAGGATTCAAAGGTGTGTTCAAGTCCATCATGGTAGGACTTCTAAAGGGAATTGCTTCCTTTTTTACCCTTGGTCTTTCCGATTTGGTTTTGGATTTTGACAAAATGTACGAGACCATCTCAAAACCACTTGATGGGCTATTCGATCAACTCATGGATATTGCCAAAATCTTTGGTGATGTTTTTGGATGGATCATCGATACCTTGGTTCAAGTTTATAATGGATTCCTGAAACCACTAGTTATGTCCTTGTGGGAAAATGCACTAAAGCCTCTTATGGGTGCATTGGGGGCAGTTGCGGATGTTCTAGTTAAAGTAGTATCGCTCGTATTGAAGTTGTTGACTCCCGTATTCAGTATCGTTAAGTTCATCTTTAAGGTCATCTTTGAGGTTGTCAAAGTGATATTTGATTTGGTGATAATGCCAATTATGAAAACTCTACTTCCTGTGTTTCAAGTAGTATTTTCGGTGATAGGCTACTTGTTTGATGCGATGAAGGAAGGGTTTGGATATATGTCAGAGGTATTGCAAATGGCTATTGAAGGAATCGATCCTTTCATAGCAGAAATTACTAAATTCTTCGATGATGCTACTACCTCATTCGATTATCTTGGGCAATTGGTAAATGATCTTTTACAGCCAGTCAAAGATGTGTTTACAAATATTCTTGGTGGGGTAATGTCAATGTGGGATGCAATCAGACCGTATCTTGAAAAGATAGGAAGTTGGCTTGGTATTGATGTTGGTCCTGCTCCTTCCAATAGGGGAATGATGGGAATTCAATCGGCAGCAGTAGCCAATCCTGCAATCTCCAAGAGCGAATCAGGTTTATCGCCATCGGCAGCAATGTCATCGCCGTCTTCTGCGGCTACTTCTCCGAATCAAATTAGATCGGCAGCAGGAGCAGGAGGCGCAGCAAATGCTACAGTCATGGTTACCAATGCACCAACTACAAACAATGTAGTCAATGGTGGCGGTGGTGGTAGCAGCGCACCGATAATTCTATCGCCAACTCCTGTTCGTCATGCTGATTCTACACGCGCAATGATTGCTTGTTAAACACAACCGCCACCCTTTCGGATGGCGGTCGTTGCGATTGACTGGGATTTTGTTCAGTCCTCTTCTGCCAACTTGCGGAAGTAGGCGAGAGCATCGTCCTCTCCTTCATCTGCCGCTGCTGCCTTTGGAGTGGGCTTCTTGGAAGCAGGCTTAACTGCCTCCTCGGTAGCCTTGTTGCTCTTGGCAAACTTCTGCGACAGAGACTCGCGCACAGGCTCTTCGTCAGCCTTCTTCTCGGGAGCCTCGGTGAAAAGAACCGTGTGCATACGATCCTTCAGTTCGTCATAAGACTTGAACTGATCGGGAGCAGTAAACGCAACAAGCGAATGCTCCTTCTTCCACAGAACCTCAAGTTCCGAATCCTCTCCATCAAGAAGAGCAGAGGGAGAATCAAACGAACTCTTCTCATAGTTGACATAGCCACCGTCACCGATAGTAGCCTTCAACTTGAAGTTGCAACCCTGCCAGAAGTCAAACGGATTGATTGACTTCTCGTCATCAAACTTGGGGTTCATCTTGTCGTTGATCTTCTCAAAGATCTTCGCACCGTACTTGAAGAGGAATACCTTGCCCTCGTTCTCGGGATGAGCAGCATCCTTGACGATCAGGATATTGCTGATATAGGTCAACTTGCGCTTGCGGTCACGGGCGACAGTCTTGTCAGACTCAAGTCCGCTATTCCACAGTTCATTATTGCCTTCGCAGATCGGACACTTCTTGCCGATGGTAGTGGGGCAGTTCTCAATCATCCAACCGCCCTTGCCCTTGAAGCCGTGCGAGAACACGCGCACCCAAGGAATCTCTTCGCCTTCAATTGCGGGAAGGAAGCGAATCACGGCATAACCGTTACCTGACTTGTCGCGCTCAAGCGACCAGAAACGATCATCCTTCTCGTATCCCCCCTTGCTGTTCAACTTCTCCATCTCCTTGGAGAGTTGCTGCGTCATTGTCTGTGACTTCTTCTTTAGGTCTGAAAATCCCATATGTGTCGTATCCTTTCGTGTATTGGTGTGTATGAAGTATGGGTAGTATACAGGTATCTAGCCTGTGGTCAAGTGCTTTCGCACAAGATTTTGCGGACAGATTCTTTGAGAGTTTGAAGATTGGCTGTGTGTTTTAGAAACCCACCGTAGCCAATCATGCGCCCTCGCATCTCGTCCCAAACGGGATCGCCCGATAGGGATGACTGCCAACTATTTGTAAATTCAAGCATCTGATCAAGGATACAGAAAGTCTCGGGCGAGATCTTCTTCTGCATCAACAGGCGCAGGATCTTGGGATGGTTCTTGTTCTCACAGGTGAACAACTTGCTCCACGCATCAGGAGTGAAGTTATCGTGAATGGAAGCGTACTTGATGAGTGTCTTGATATCCTCACCAAACAGATAAGTCAGGCGTTCGTTTCGCTTACGCCATTCCAAGAAACGCTGATTGGCTTCTTCGCCAAGCATGGAACCGATCCACATATTGGGATTATCCTGCATTTGTGAAAGCAGAAAGTGAACCATGTTCTCTTCGCTTGTGTATCGCTTCGCCAACTTATCAAAGAAGTGGCGATCCTTTCGGTTCTCAAAAGTCTGTGGCTTCGGAGAGATCCTGCCATAACGAAAGAAATCATACTTATCTCCTCTGAAGTGAGCCTTCATGGAGACATAGATCTTGTAGGCTTCATAGCCGTTCATAGGGGCAGTTTGGAATCCTTCTTCAGAAGATTGAGTCGTTGACCTTCAATCTTCAGGCGTTCCTTGATTGGTTTGCTTAGGAGTTTTGAAACCGTATCAGGTTCTACCCCGTGCTTTTCGCAGATGTGAATAACAGCATCAAGATAGGATGGCTCCTTCTGAATCTTGACGAAATCCTCAACTTCTTTTGAGAAGTCTTGAGTGAGATTTACAATTGAACCCATGCTTACTCCGTATAGGGGATTACACCAATTTCTTGAACAGCACGGCTAATGCCCCGTTCAATCTCTTCTTCGGATAGGAGCATGACAATCTCGTCCCCCTCCTTGCGGAAGATGCGGACGCAATGATAACGAGTGTCCTTGTCCATGTCAACGACATTCTCGTCCTTCTTGGTAAATAGTCCCTTAACCCACAATACTAGTTTCTTTAGCCAGTTCATTCTTAATTTGCTCCTGTAGTTCTTCAAAGTTGTTCTTTGACCAATAGAGTTCAATAGACTTCTTCAGCCCCTCACGGGCATTCTTTGAGTCCTCAATAAACTCCTGATCTACGCCACTATCACAAGCAACAAGGATGACTGTTTGTGGCAACTTCTTCTGACCTGTGCGCTCAAGCCACATATGGGCATACGCACACGCCTGTTGGAAGTAGTTTTGAATATCAGACTTGCGCTTCTCCTTGCGAGATGACTTGAAGTCAATGATTGAAATCTCGCCATCGTAGTCAGCGATACAGTCAAACCGTCCCGCTAGGCGCAGGGTATCCGACCACAGCGATTCCTCTTGACCGTGGATATTGGTAATCTTGTCAAGATGCTTCTTAATAAGCATGAAGAGAGTCTTGTCGCCAAGCGGTGCAGACTTGACGGCTTCATGTTCACCCTTGAGGTAGGCTTCCGTGATTTCGTGGAGTTTGTTTCCACGGGAAATGGCTTGCTGCGAGATCTCCAAGTTCTTTGGATCGCTTCGCCACTTTGCCCAAAATTCCTTCTTCTCAAATCCTGTGACCGTAGTCACCGAGGGATACCATTCACCCGATGTGGGAGACTGATAGAATCTTCCAAGTTCAGGGATTTCAATTGATCGTAGTCTTGAAAAAATCATTTAGTGCATCCAATCGTGACGGCTACTTTGCTTCATACTGTTTCGCGGATGATGTTGTTTTACTTTTGCCAAAACTTCCTGCCAACCCTTATCGGGCTTTGTGGTTCCGATGCGAACGGAATCCACAACAGAAGCCGCACCCACAACGATCTCAACCTTTTTCTTACCGCAGGAAGGACACTTCTTCTTTGTTGGCTTCTCCATATCGGCAATACGAAGCATCTCATCAAAGGTATGCCCACATCCCCCACATTTATAATCATAGAACGGCATTCTGCACCTCCTTGTCGGGTACAGTATTTAGGAGCCACCAATCAGGAGTAGGACGATTCGTCCACTTGCCTAACTTTGCCTTGCCACCAATGTAATACTTCTTGTATGCAGTTACAGAATCGCCTACAACCTTGTATTCATCGGGCATTGCTTGAGGCGGTTCGCGGAACCCCTTCTTGCCCTTGAGATTCAAGGGAGGATTGCGTAGTTCTTGCCAACAACGATTCACTACAGCATGAGTCTTGCCGTAGCGATGCGTGTATTCCTTGCATAGATGCGTGAGCAATTGGTAGAGCCAAAGATACTGATCTTCAGATTCTCGCGCCCATACAGCAGAAGGATGATTGATATGCGATGCAAGGAATAGACTTGCATTCATGCGCGGATCTTCTAAAGACCAACGCTTGAGTTTACGATTGTTGACAACGACAACAGACTGCTTGCCGTCAAGAAGACGATGTGCAGTAGACAGTAGTTGCGTGTATTCAAGAATCATCTTTACCGTATGCTTGTCGTTGTGCATACGGGCGCACTTGCTTGGATCGGGATCTAGGTAAAAAATGTTCATGTGTTTGATTGTAACAGAAAGTGACCCTAAAGGGATTTGAACCCTTGTTATTCCCGTGAAAGGGGAGTGTCCTAGACCAACTAGACGATAGGGCCAAAAGGACGGTGGTCGATCACCGTTGCCAAGGTGGAGTTTAATTAAAACGCATCGTCTTCGTCATCCCAATCATCGTCCTCATCGGACTCTTCATCGGAATCGGAATCTTCAAACTCTTCGTCTTCGTCATCCCAATCATCGTCCTCATCGGACTCTTCATCGGAATCAGAATCTTCAGACTCTTCGTCATCTTCAAAGTCATCGTCATCATCCCAATCGTCATCCTCGTCTTCTGAGATGGGATCGTAATTGGAAGGATCGGCGGGATCCAATGCGAGGAGTTCAATCTCCATTTCCATGAGATCAATGATTGACATCAGTTGTCCTCCTTCACGGGGAAGACATCGGACTCCTTGACCCAAAAGTGTTCATAGGGAGCGGTGTCCCCGATCCATTCAGGGGAGTACACGCTGACAAGGAACTGTGAACCCCACACGGGATCGCGCTCCACACGCTTGACCTGACCGACCTTATTGAGTGACTGCACGAACACCTTCTGTGGCTTCGGGCGCGGCTTGCTTTCCAACTTCTCTGACATTACAATATACCTCTTATGAGGATTTACACGCCGACTCCAAACGCTTGGAGTGTCTTCGGCGCGTTGGGATGAGTATAACCCATGCAGATTCTTTTGTCAACCCCCTTGACAGAAAAATCTCTTATGATAAGATAGAGCGTATGGCAATCAATTCAGAGAAAGCCCATTGGGGTCTAGAGCCTCAATGGACAGACATTTCTAAAGATTCAATTGAACAGTCCTGCGCTCTTGCTAGGGCAGAGAATTGGTATCACCATATGGCGAGTGAGGATGACCGCCGCCGTTGGATTTTTGAATTTATGAAGTCCCATAAGTTTACGGACGCACAGATCAAGTCATACGGTCGCACGGGGCGAGTATCGGTAGATGCCGATGAAGTGGCTCCGAACGAACCAGGATGCAATCTAGGGGCATTGGCGCGGCTTGTGACGCTAGGTGCGCCTGTTCCTGAAGTCCGCAAGGAGAGGCTCCTGCGTGGAGTCCGATATCTTGTAGCCAAGGGGCTGACCATCCGTGAGGAAGAAAAGGCGGATGCAGTTCCCAATATTCAAGATCGTATCCGCGAACAAGTTTCAAATTTGATCGCTGAACTTGAGCAACTTGAAGATGCGTTCTTTGTCGGTAAGACAACCGAATACAAGGGCTGCAAGGATATTGAAGATTACATCAAGAGCAAGAACATTCGTGGTGTTCAGGCTAGCCGAGTCGCTGAATGGTTCAAGCGCAGGATTGATCCGATTGAGACTGTGCTTGAGGGCAAGGCAGACGAGCAGTTGAAGGAGGGATACTCCATCTACAGCAAGAAGCAACTCAAGGAATACTTGAAGTGGCTCAACTGTCTCATCATCGCGTGTCAGCATCAGGTTGAAGTCTCAAAGAAACTTCGTGCGCCTCGCCGCCGTAAGCCCAAGGATCCCGTCAAGGCAGTCAAGAGCCTGAAGTATAAGAAGGAAGACACGACTTGGAAGATCAAGTCCGTTGCTCCTTATCGGATCATTGGTGCAGAGAAGGCTGTCTTGTTCAATACCAAGACCCGAGTTTGTACCATCCTTGAAGCAGAGACCCGCGAGGGACTTTCTGTGAAGGGAACTACGATCATTGGATTTGATTCTTCAAAGTCCAAGTCCAAGAAACTTCGCAAGCCCGAACCCCTCCTCAAGGCTATCCGCGAGGAAGGCGGCATTCGTTCTGTAAAAAATGCATTTGGTCAGTCTAATACGGCAGAAAAAGATGCAAAGGGTCGGGTAAATGAGGATACAGTAATCCTTGTGACCTACTAAATAGGTAGGACAAGGAGCATACACCATGCAATTACTGATCTCTGAAATTTTGACCAAGGTCGCTGAACAGAAGACTCCAAAGGACAAGGCGAATGTTCTTCGCGCTCATTCGACAACTGCATTGCAGGAAGTCCTCCGATATGCTTACGATCCAAAGGTAACTTGGTATTGCGAAAAAGCACCACCATATACCGCCGATCCTGCGCCCGAAGGATTGGCATATACTACGCTGATGCTTGAATACCGTAGGTTCTACTTGTATACCAAGGAGAATCCCGTGGCAGAGAAGCGTAAGAACGAACTACTCACTCAACTATTAGAATCCCTCCATCCAACGGAGGCAATAGTTATAGAGCAGATGATTGCTGGAGAAATTCCAGGAATTGACCGCGAGGTTGTTGATCTCGCATTTCCAAATTTAATTTCTACAAAGGTAGTAAAGACATGAGTCAGCAAGGTAATGTTGATCGGGATGGTCGTCCACTAGAACGAGCCGATAGCAGAACAAGTCAGAAGAAGCATTTGAAGCATCATCGCAATTTGTCAGATAGTCTGGTATCTCACGATATTGAAGAAGATGATTTCTTCTACGAGACAAAGGAGAAGTTCCACCGTGGTCGCTGATCCAAGAACCAAGCCAGAAGATGAATTTGAAGATCTAGAGGGGGATGTCCATGAGGAAATTCCTTATGAGACAGAACGCCTCACGCGCATACGCGCACACGCGGGTGTACACGCGCACACGCCCGAGTGGGCATACGCGCCCGAGAGCGCACGGGCGCAGCGGCGTGAGCGTAATCAGTTTTGGAGTAGAGTACTGTAACCGTACTTGCAGATGAAATAAGAGTCCACGATATCTGATACGGGACTCGCTACTTTCTTGGAATCGGGGCTGATCTCTTTTTGGAGGTTAGCCCCTGTTTCTTTTACAAAGGCATCATACATCTTGTCCTTATCGGCGTTGCCCTTACCACTTGCAAACTTCTTGACAACAGTAGGACCAACAAGATGGAATGGAACTCCTGCCTTCCACATCTTCCATTTCAACAATCCACCATTCTCACCAAGATTGAAGACTTTACCCTTGGCTCCAAGAGCGTAGTCTTCCATGTAGACAAGATCGCAATCCTTGACAAGTTCCAATGCCCAATTTGAAATCTTGTCATAACGATCTTCGCCTCTGCCAAACTCATAGACTTCCCATTCAGGATAGTCCCATCCTCTGCAATACAATCCTGAAGCCGTATACACAGTTGCGTGTTTCTTGGTTTCAGTAAGGTAATGCGACTTGCATTGAGAAAGAGAAAAGCCATCACCGCTATGAACGGTAATGGCTGGTGAGCAGAGGGAGTAATCTATTCCTGCGATCTTCAAGCAGGAGTATTTAGTACTTCTACTTGAGGAGCGGGTTGATTGCTCATCTGTTCTAGTAAAACATTCTTCTCCTTTTCAAGAATTTGAACTTGCGCCTCCAACAGAATGTTGTCAGCAGTCAGTTGATTTACCTTCTTGTGAAGAATTGGAATGAGGATGGTTTCGTTGTAATTCTCTGTCGCTGTTTGCTGTGCTGGTGTAAACATGGTTTCTCCTTACGATTGAGTTAGATCCACTACTTCGCATACCCCTGCGCTGCAAGCAAAGGTCTGCGTTCCCTTTGTGGTATCTTCCTTCTCATAATTTGAAAGAAGCGACCAATCAATACTCTTTGGCATCTTCGCTATCATTGCCTCGTATTCTTCCTTGGTGCAATCCTGATATGGGGCTTGCTTGTAGGAGTGTTCGGAGTGTGGTAGGAAAGAGATGCCAGAGATACTGTCAATATGCTTGTATACCCATGCACCGACTTCCAACCATTCGTGTTCGCGGACGGTGATGGTAACTGATGGCTTGTGTTCACACCAGAAGTCTTGATACATCTTCCAAAGTTCAAGATGCTCAATCGCGGTGATGTCATTGCGAGTGGGCGAACCCTTGGGTGACTTCATTGGGAATGAGAATACCATCGTATGATCAGGACGCATGACGCAAGGCTCTGCGGGAATCCCCTGATCAATCATAAACTGACAGATTGGATCCTTCTGATCTGCACGGACGGTGCGAATGTAATACTCGTTGTGACGAGCATGGATGCCGCTTGCAGCATCTACCAACTGCGATACCGTACCGCTTGGCTTGACACAGGTGATGGCAGCAGCAGGACTGATGCCCAACTTCCTTGCCCACTTTGCGTTGGTCTCAACGGCTGCTTGCTTCATATGACCAAGAAGAACTTCCAATCCATTCTCGCTGCGAAGATAGGGATTGTCAAGAATGCCTGTCAACGATACACCAAGCAGAGCCTCTTCCTCGCAGTTCTTCTTCCATTCGCTTGAGATGTAGCGGAAGTTGGTGAGTGAGGCTTGCCATGTGCCAAGGATGGCAGCAAGTTTGACCTTGCGAACCAAATCATCGGGGGTGTCATCGTGACGAACTACAACTTCGGATAGATTGCAGAATTCACGGTCACGCAGGATGATTTCGCTGCAAGGATTGGTTCCGAAGTCAAAGTTTGGATCACGGCGATCACCCAACTTCTCAACCTGACGCTTGGATGCATCACGATTAAAGATGCCACGCTCACCGCTCTTTGACTTATAGAGCGATACCCATTCGTCCATGAATGTTCCGATTTCAGGACGCTCCTGATAGACAGCAGAGTTATTGGCGAGTGCGCGTTGGGGATCAATCACCCACCATTGACCGACCTTTGCATTACGCATACGCT